CTGCTGGCTTATCTAGTCACGCAAGCCCAGACCGGTTCCAAGAACTGGTTTGGGTATCCTCAACAAAGGCTCATCAACATTAGTCTTTGCCATAAGATCGCAGAGAACCATGCGCCAGACATGACACCAGACGAAGTAGTCAATTATGTAATTCGTCTCAACGATCTAATTTTCAAAAAGATCGTGACCAATGGGAAAGATTGAGGTTAAGGGCTTTCGAGAGTTTGAGGATTCGCTTTTAGAATTAGCTCAAGAGTTCGGCACGACCAAAGCAAGACGATCTTTACTTCCAGGCTTAAAGTCTGCGATGGAACCCGTTAAAGCCGCGATCCGCGCAAGGGTTCCTGTCGATACTGGAAAACTCCAACTCAAAGTTCGCAACGGCGCAAAGGTTGCCACGCGTAAAGACAAGTCTAAAAAGTATCTCAGCCGCGATACTGTAGCTTTTGGGTTTGTCGATGTTGGTGTTGGTTACAGGGACGCTAAGGGTGAGTACAGGCCCGCAGCCGAAGCTATAGAATTCGGTACGGCAGAGCAACCTGCTAGACCATTTATAAGAAACAGTTTTCAATCAATGGCAACATCCGCTCTTGATCGGTTAGCGTCTCTCATGAGCGCTCACATGGATCTCTGGGCGGCAAAACAACGAGCAAAGGTCAGAAAATGAGATTACAAGATAAGTTTGGTTCCGCTTTCCAAAGACAGAAGTACGCAGACATAGACTTCGCGGGACACCCGTTGAAAGTCTATCTTCCTACTCGCAAAGAAATGCTTGAGCTTGAGGGCAAGATCAAAAACCCTCCTGATGCTCTGTTAGAACAGGAATACACAAAGCTAGTCGACACGTTTGAGAAACTCTACAAGATCAATAAAACTGTAGAGGTAGAGCGTAAAGACGATGACATTGTTGTCGAGGGTCGGAGCCTGAAAGAAGCATCAAGGTTTAAGTCGCAAGAAATCATGCGTGAGATTGCGCTTATAAACTTAGTCGGTTTTGAGGAAGGGCAAGAGCTCTTTGCGCTTTCTTATGAAGACATTTCCGAATCATTCTCTCCGGCTCAGATCAAACACCTTACCGATCTAATCGAAAAGGCAGTAAATCCAGACTACAAGGAAGTCGAAAAAAACTAAAGCGGTCACTATATCGGCAGATTCGGGCGACGATGATCTTTAACGGTCAGTCTCCCGAAGTCATAGAGAGTCTTGATGTAGTGACCACGCGAGAGTTAGAATTACTGTACCGCGATGGCATGATTGGCGCGAGACAAAACTTAATGTTGATCTCGCATCTGATGGCGATTGTTTATAACGCGTTATCTAAAAACCCAATCAAGAGTCGAGAGTTTTTCCCGCATCTGGAGGAATACTTTATCCCTCCAAACTACATGACAAGACAAGAGCGCGACTTCCTGGCATTCACAAGTCTGCCAGGGTTCAAGTCAGAGTTTTTAGACATTCTAGGGGGAAACAATGGCCGGTAAGCTAATCGCAGCCCTGCAAGTCGCGTTAGGTCTTGAGAGCGCAAAGTTCGTTCAAGAGATTGACAGGGCTAAAGCCAAAACCCGCGAAATGAAAGTAAGTGTCGACGTTCTCGGCACTGCGATGGGCGCTTTGCGAAGCCCGATGTTACTAGCCGCCGCTGCCGCTGGAACATTTGCCACTTCATTTTTCAAAGCCGCAGATGCCGTTAACGACTTCGCTGAAGGCTCGGGTTTAGCGATTGAGGAGGTCTTAGCCCTACAAAGCGCGATGGTGCAGTCAGGGAAAGAAGCCGATAACGCTGCACAAATGTGGGATCGGTTCTCGGTAACGCTTGGTGCTGCCGCCGACGGTCAAAAGGAACAAGCCGATCTGTTTAGAGAGTTAGGCGTAAGTATCGCTGACGCTGGCGGTCTTTTAAGGCCCGAAATCGACATCTTCCGCGACCTAACCTCGGTTCTTTCCGGCATGAGCGCTGGCGCGGAAAGGGCTCGATTACAGGTTCAATTGTTTGGTAAGCAATTTGGCAACCTTGATATTTCTAAGATTGACCAGTTATCCCGAAACACCGACAAGTTCTCAGGCGAAGCGAAGAAGGGTGTACTAGCTATCGGTGAGATTGGCGACGCTATCGACCAGATGACTGAGAAGGCAAAGATCGGCTTTCTTACGCTGATGGGTAAAGCGCGTGACGCGTACATGGGCGTTAAAAAGTTTCTCGGATTTGGCGAGGAAGAAGCCGCTGTTCCCGCTCCAGTGGTTGGTGTTACGCAGGGTGGAAGGCAATCCGGTACACGCGTAAAAGCCGTAAAAGATTCTGGCGCTGAGTCTGCTGCTAAAGCGTTAAAGACTTATCTTGAGGGCTTAGACGCGCAGATTCTTAAGCTGAAAGAGGGCGAAGAAGCGGCGATGCGTTTTGAGGCCGCGAAATCTGGCGGCGCTGCCGGTGTTGCGAAAATGGAGGAAATCATTCGTCTGCGTCGGGAGGAAGCCGAGCAGCAAGAAGAAATGATGAGGCTTACCAAAGAAGCTAATCAAGAGCTCGCCGCTATGGAAGATCTGCGGAAGATGCGCCAGGATCAAATTGTCAAAGATTACGAGCGCGAAGTCGAGATCGAAAAAGAACGTATGCAAGTGATGTTAGATCTTGGGCAGCAAGCAGAGATCATGGCTAACAAGCAATGGGAAGACATGCAGGAAAAGAAAAAAGACGGTCAAGAGCAATTAGAACTATTAGAAGACATTCGGGATGGGTTTAAGTCAATAGGCACAACGATTGTCGAGGCATTCATGTCGGGCAAGTCTGCCGCGCAAGCATTCAAATCTGCCCTTTCCTCCCTTCTTCAAAAGCTAGCTTCTAGATCGTTAGATAAATTCTTAGACACTATTTTTAAATCAAACATCACGGGCGCTCCTTCATTGTTTGAAAACTTCATGTCTAATGTTCCCGTTCTTGGCAGCATTTTTGGTAAGCGAGCCGGAGGCGGTCCGGTCAACTCCGGCGCTCCGTATCTTGTAGGAGAAAGAGGGCCAGAACTCTTTGTTCCAAGTATGGCCGGCCAAGTTGTTCCGTCTTACGCGATGAGCGGAGCATCCACAGTTAACAATTACAACATCCAAGCAATCGACGTTAAGTCTTTCGAGGAAAGAATCATGGGTAGCAACCGAGCGGTTTGGGCGGCTAATTCCTACGCTCAGAAATCGCTATCACCGCGAGGCAGAGCATGAGCTTTCAAACCATCCTAGACATCAGCCAGACCATCACGGTCAATAACCGGCGCATGGTCGGCCAGCAATACTCAAGATCGGGGCAAGTAAGAACGGCTCAATATGTAACTTCTGTTCCTTGGGTGTTCACTGTCAAACCTCACGCTTTTCTTTACTATCCCCAGGTTCGGGATGTGATCCAGACCATTGACAACCTTGACAGACAGACAGCGGCGACGATCACGTTTAGCTCGACGAACCTTCAATGGTTCACGGCCTATCAGGGTCAACTCAGTTCTGTGCAAGCTGCGGCGCTTACGCTCGCTTCTGTTCCAGCCGCAAATGCAACGACTATTTCTGTGGGCAACTTACCCTCGGTTGCTAGCGGAACTATCGTTTTTGCTGCTGGTGATTTCCTACAGATAGGAAACTATCCTTATAAGGTAACGACTCAAGTCTTGAGAGGTTCAGGATCAACTGTTAGCGTCACACTTCATCGACCGGTAATCGGCACTCCATCTGCCGGAACGCTCACCGCTGTCGGATCTGCTTGTACGTTTTCTGTAGTCGCTGAGGTTTGCCCGACTTATACGTTAAGACCAATGACCAACGGGGCGTTTGTGGATTGGGATGCTGATTTCGTCTTTCGGGAGAATGTGCAATGAGTACCCCAATGACAGCGCTTTCTAGCGAAAGCATTACCCACGGTGAATTTGTAAAACTCACAACCTCGACAACAACCTATACGTTTTGTAATGCTGCCGCTGCAATTACTGTCGGCGGCAATACGTTCTCAGGATTGGGAAGCCTTCTTTCTGTCGGTGCGGTCAATCGAGAGATTAAAGCGACTTCGATTGATATGGTGATTGGGCTGATAGGCATTGACCCAACAAACATTTCATTGGTCTTGGGAACAAACATCAAGGGCTCGACCGTAGAGATTTGGCGCGGGTTCTTTGATTCTAATTATCAGATCATCACAAGCCCTAGCACTCAGTTTTTTAAGCGCTATCAGGGCATCGTCTCTAATATGTCCATCACGGAAGATTGGGACGAAAACGCACGAAGCAGGACAGCGACGTGTTCCATCTCGTGTTCTTCTTTCCGGTCGATTCTTGAGAATCGGATCGTAGGGATAAAAACCAATCTCACGACGTGGCAACAGCGCTATGCCTCTGACACGAGCATGAGCAGGGTTGCAGCTATCGCCGGTCAATACTTTGACTTTGGAGCCCCTCCTAAGTCTGGCTCACAGTCAGATACCCAATTACCCGACCCTAACGATATAAGTCAAGCAGGATGAGAGAAGCGACAAAATACGATGTGCCTCATCTTATTGAGATGATGAAGGCGTATGCAGACGAGGCAGGCATAGAAGCCTTAAAGCACAATCAAAACGAACCGCAAGTCCGAAACCTTTTCGATCAGATGATTCACGGCAGAGGATTTGTTTTGGTTGATGACAACCTGCACGGATTTCTTGCTGCGTACATCACAAGAAACTTTTGGAATCGCTACGTCAGAGAGCTTCACGAAGTAGCATGGTGGGTCATGCCTGAGTATAGAAATACAAGTCTCGGTGGCAGGCTTTGGTTGAGATTTAACAAACTTGCTCAGTACATGTTGGACTCTAAGCGGGTTGACATTGTGTGCACAAGCCTCATGCCATCTAGTCCTGACATTGACTACACACGATACAAATACAAGCCCTTGCAAGCTACCTTCTTTCGAGAGTAAATCATGCCCGGATCAATTATTGCAGCTTACTTTTTCACGGCAGGGACTTTTGCGTTTTACGCTACTGCGGCGGCAATCAATTTTGCGGTTTCTTTTGTTGTCACGAGAGTTTTTGGATCCAAACCTCCGAATTCTCAAGACACGGGCGCAAGGCAACAGGTCCCTCCAGCTAACAACAACTCAATCCCTGTCGTTTATGGTGATGCGTGGCTAGGTGGCGTTTTTGTCGATGCAGTATTGTCGATCGATCAAAAGACGATGTATTACGTCTTGGCGATCTCATCCATATCGACAGACGCATCCGCCTCTTTCTCTTTTGATCGTCAAAAGTTTTACTATGGCGATAGGCTTATAACATTTGACACAACAGATTTAACTAAAGTGGTGTCATTAACAGATGGAGCGTCGCCTCCAAATGTGGACGATAAGATTAGCGGAAAACTTTATATAAGCCTTTACACATCGACAAATGCTGGCGTTATAACGGCGGTCAACGGGACCGCTCCGCATGTGTTTATGGGAGGGGCGGATATTGCCGCCGCGTTACGCTGGCCTTCATCTGGCCGGCAGATGAACGGTTTGGCTTTTGCAATCGTCAAACTGGTTTACAACGCTGATGCAGGAACGACCGGTCTTCAGCCAATTACTTTTTATTGCAAGCACTACCCAAAAGGCGGGACTGTAGCAAAGCCTGGAGATGTTTGGTACGACTACATGACCGACGCTCGATACGGCGCAGGCATGACGGGATTGGTTGATTCCACAAGCGCTACTGCTCTTAATACTTATTCCGATCAAACAATCACCTACACGCCAGCCGGCGGAGGGTCTGCGACACAAGCTCGATACAGAATTAACGGGGTGGTTGACACAGGAAAACCCGTTCTTGATAACGTCGAGAAGATGCTGGAATGCTGTGACTCTTGGATGGCATACAACGCGGCATCAGGTCTTTGGTCGATTGTTATCAATAAAGCGGAAACGTCTTCGTTCTCTTTCAACGATACAAATCTTATCGGTGAAATTAGGGTCTCTGCTATAGACATCAACCAGCAGATCAACCAGATACAAATTGAGTTTCCATCTAAGCTAAACAGAGACCAACCTGATCTTGTTTACATGGAAACCCCTGCTGGTCTTCTGTATCCAAACGAACCCGCTAACAGGCAGACCACAACGCTAGAGTTTACAAACGACTCTGTTCAAGCTCAGTACTTAGGAAATAGAAGACTCGAGCAAGCGCGAGAAGATCTGATCGTTACGATTACTTCTACTTATCCTGGCATTCAGGTAGACGCGGGTGATGTGGTTGACATTACTAACTTGGATTACGGATGGACGAACAAACTGTTCCGAGTTATGAAAGTCTCGGAAGCGACAGTTGACGATGGCAACCTTGGCGCGACGCTTGAGCTTTCTGAATACAACGCTGTCGTTTATGACGATGCAACGATCACTGCATTCACCGCAGCTCCAAATTCGTCGTTACCTTCTCCGAATTACTTCTCAAGCATCAACGCTCCCGTCTTAGGCGATCTTGCACCAAGTGCTGCTCCGCCGACGTTCTCAGCCACTTGCACAATGCCCTCTGTGGGTCGAGTAACGTCTATCACTTTGTTTTACACCACATCAACAACGCCAGCGGCGACGGATTGGCGCGTCTGGAATGCTGCGGTTCTGAATAATGGCGCGACGTTTGCCAATAGTTCTACATTCAAGTTCGATAACATTTCGTTATCGTCCGGCACTTATTACTTTGCTTTCTCGGTAAGTAACGAGTTTGGCAATTCACTGTCTGCCACGAGTTCTGCGCTTGTGTGGTCTCCAACCGCAGCCGCCGGGCCTACAGGTCCGACCGGGAGCGCTGGGCCTACTGGAGCCTCTTTTACGGGCCCGACAGGCAGTTCTGGATTGGTAGGGATTGCTGCGCTTACCGCTTATTTAGTTCAGTCTCAATCGTCATCAACTCCAACATTCACCACACCAACATCTGGATCAGCGGTTCCTAGTGGATGGTCATCTACTGTCCCGGCAGTGGCTATCGGTCAGGTGCTTTGGTATATCCAAGGTAGATACAACGCCAACGCGGTAACGGTTGATGGTGTTCCTGCTAACTCGACCGCATGGACAGGCCCGATTGCTGCATCGATCTTTCAAAGCATCAGATCGGATAACTACAACGGACCTACTCCACCGACGACAGCAAACTTTGGAACGGCCGGTTGGTATCTTGATCAGCCTTCTGGAAATCTCTACGCCAACGCTGCATACCTCCGAGGCGAGCTAGTAACGGGCGTGAGTGGAGCGCAGCGAATTGAAATAAATAAAACAGAAGCAAATAAAGTTGCAATCTATAACACATCAAATCAACTTCTTGGCTATTTTGGCGGCACTGGCACAAGTTTTTCGCCATTGATAAGCCTTACTCCGGTTTTGGGAACTTTCAATGTTGTCTACGGCGCAAGAACAACGCTTCCAAATCCTGCTGGTTCTCCTGGCGAGGCGGCAGCTTACTTTGCTATTACATCCGATACAACTCTTACAGGTGAGTTAGGTAGTTGGACAAACAACGGAGCGCAAAGCATTAAAAAGGGTGCTTATGGCGCAGTTAATTATGGCTATTTAGCTCAAGGATATTTAGGTTATTCAGATTCATCTGGATATAGCGCGGCTGGAAGATTTTATAACTCGCAGGGCGGTACTGAAGTCTCTATAGCTGACTCCGCCGGATACGCACTCAACGTGAGAAGCGGATCTATTAGATACGGATCTTATACATTCTCAGCATTCAACGGGTCAACCACTCAATTCCTGCGTGGTGATGGAACCTTTGCAACCCCAAGCGGAGGAACTGTTACTAGCGTAAGCGGTACAGGCTCAGTTTCGGGCATCACGTTAAGCGGGACGGTAACCACGAGCGGAAGCCTTACGCTTGGCGGAACAATCAGTCTTTCTGCTAGCGATATACCGAATCTTCCTGGCAGCAAAATCACAAGCGGTATTGTCTCCGAGTCTTATGTTGGCGGATTTAAGAACGGAACCGGAACGATAGTCGGGATTGCTGGAACCGGATCAACGTCGGTTCTCAATTCTTTTATTGGATCTGACGGCGCGACAGCTTCAGATAACTTTACGCTTTTCACACTTTCTGGTTCTACCTACGCTGGCGTGTTTATCAATCAACGAGGCACAACATCCACTTGGTCTACGTTTACATCTGATGCTCGGATGAAGGATGTGGTCGGCGCAATACCGGTTGCAAGCGCGATTGACGCTTATAAACAGATTGGTAAGCCGGTTGTATGGAAATGGAAGTTTGAGCAGAGCGCAGAGACTTGGGGATATACGGCGCAGCAAGTTGGGAGCGGTTTACCTCAAGCGCTTATTGAGTCACCCGTTTTACCAAATGGCGATTACCAAAAGATTCCTGGCACAGATGAGCGAGTTCTGACTTTTGACAACAACAAACTGCAAATCTTGAAAGACCTTGTGATTGCGGAATTGATCGCTAAAGTTGAGGCATTGGAAGCTCGCGTTAGCGCACTGGAGGCGAAATGATCTGGTCAGTTGATAAATTAGAAGTCACGACTTATGAGGGCTTAACGAATGTCGTTATGTCTGTCGGTTGGTCAGTGTCAGATACTCAACAAGGCATCACCGAGACGTTTAGCGGTGTTACATTAGTCGAGCCTCCAGGCGATAATTTCACGCCTTACGACCAGCTTACAGAGGCTCAAGTTCTAGAATGGGTTTACAAAAAAGTAAGCCAACCCGGAACGGAAGCAATCGTTACGCAGCGCATACAAGAGAAAATAACGCCAACGATTGACCCACCGTTACCGTGGGCGTAAAATATGGAAACGACAAGATAGCCACCGTTTTGCCGAGAGTGCTTGGCGAACGTCAATTTACCGAGTGAGGGAATATGGCGATCTTTAACAAACTGTCGCTAACGCAAGTTAGTGGCTTCAACAATCAGATCATAGCCGGTGAGCTGGTTTATAACCAAAGAACTTACTGGAATCTGACAATCTCCAATGAAGACGGAACCCCAAGAGATTTAACGGGCTCTACGGTTACAAGCCAAATTCTTCGCCGCCAGCTTTCTAACGTCAGAGACTCTCGATATGGGTTGACGTTCGACATAGCCGATTATTCGCCGCCTCCGTCAGCCGTGAATCTTACGATCACAAATCAGAATCTCGCTGGAGGTTCGTTTACTTTGGTGATTGATGAATCTGCGTGGTCGGTGATTTCTACCGACCCTCAGTTAGACATCAACGCATCAAGCCCGGTTGGGTTTTCGGGAAATATAAAAGTCGCTATTCCTGCGAGCGGGTCAACGCCAGCGCAAGACCTTATTATTTTCCTACTGTTTTTAGTTAGAAGTGACGGGGTGACAAATTGAGCGACGTAAATGTTGTTGTCACTTCTGGCAATCAATTAGTCCTAACTGTCGATCAAGGTGTAGTCGGCCCCACGGGGCCGGCAGGAAGCGGAACTAATATTGCTGTCAGTAATGCCGGAACCCAAATAACGTCCGGTCTTACTTCTCTCAATATCACTGGTCCTGGAGGAATTGCTACCGCAGTTGGTGGCGACGTAACCGTTACGATTGTAGGTGGCGGGGCTACTGGCCCGACGGGGGCCACGGGTCCGGCGGGGGCTTCTATTACGGGTCCGACGGGAGCCCCAGGGGCTTCTATCACTGGGCCTACGGGTCCGGCATCCACAGTTCCCGGCCCGACGGGTCCGCAGGGCGACTCTATTACAGGCCCGACGGGGGCTGCGTCCACCGTTCCTGGGCCTACGGGTCCGCAAGGGGTGGCCGGACCTACAGGTGCATCCATTACCGGGCCTACGGGGCCTGCTTCAACCGTTCCTGGGCCTACGGGAAGTACGGGGGCGACCGGGGCTCAGGGCCCAACCGGAGCCGCAAGCACAGTTCCCGGACCAACCGGAAGTACGGGTCCGGCGGGGGCTTCCGTTACCGGGCCAACCGGAGCCACGGGGCCTACGGGACCGGCCGGGGGTGGTGGATCTGCAATTACGGTTAAGGATGAAGGGACAACGCTTACAACAAACGTAACGTCTTTTGACTTTACGGGATCTGGGGTTACTGCTACAGCCGTGGGGGATGCGGTAACTGTAAACGTAACTGCTGGAGTCGGGCCTACAGGTCCAACCGGAGGCGGTGGCGCTCTTGGTTATTGGGGTTCTTTTTATTCGGATACCACTCAAACCATTGCATCAACCACAACGGCCTATGCAATCACTCTTAATAACACTGATCCAGACAGTTCTGGCGTAAGTATCGTTTCAAATTCTCGGCTTACTTTTACCTACGCTGGTGTTTATAACATTCAGTTTTCGGCGCAAATAGATAGAACATCTGGAAGCGGTACAGATGTTGTTGATATTTGGTTTGCAAAGAACGGAAATAATATTTCTGAGTCAACCACGAAGGTTACGATCACCGGCAGCGCAAGTGCAGCTAAAACAGTTGCGGCATGGAATTATATGCTTGAGCTAGCTGCAAATGATTACATTGAGCTTTATTGGTCTGCCACTAACACAAACATTGCATTAGTAGCAGAGGCTGGACAACTAAATCCAACTCGGCCGGCTATTCCGTCTGTAATCTTAACTGCTCAGCAAGTGATGTTTACTCAGCTTGGGCCTACCGGAAGTACAGGCCCGGCAGGAAGTGCTGGAGTCGCCGGCCCGACAGGTCCGCAGGGTGATATTGGCCCAACTGGGGGGCAAGGCCCGACCGGAGCGCTTGGACCTACTGGAAGCCAAGGCCCAACGGGAAGTCAGGGAGCAGTTGGAAACACCGGTCCAACCGGAGCCCAAGGCCCCACGGGAAGCCAAGGTCCGACCGGAAGCCAAGGTCCGACAGGTGCTCAAGGTGATGTCGGCCCAACTGGGGCTCAGGGCCCCACGGGAAGCCAAGGAGTTCCCGGTGCCACCGGAAGTACAGGTCCGACGGGGGCTAGTTCAACCGTTCCTGGCCCGACCGGGCCTACAGGTCCGGCAGGGGGCGGCGGCAGTTCTATCTCGGTTTACGATGAAGGCTCACTGCTTACCTCTGGAGTCACTTCTTTTGACTTTACGGGTTCAGGTGTAACGGCTACCGCTGTGGGCGCAGCAGTTACAGTGAATGTTTCCGGTGGTGGCGGGGGAAGCCCCAATTTAGACGGTGGATTGCCAGATTCAAGCTACTTAGCGATTGATCCGATTGACGGAGGAACTCCATAATGCCAGTTCAAATTCAAATGCGACGAGGTACAACGTCGCAATGGTCAACAGCAAACCCAACGCTTGCAGCGGGTGAGGTGGGCGTAGACACGACGCTCACCAAGTTTAAGGTGGGCAATGGTTCGACCGCTTGGAATTCTCTTGGCTACGCATCTTTTACCTTTCAAGGTGCTTATGCCGGAGGAACTACCTATTACCCCAACGAT